TGCTCATCCTCGAACAACATGGCCCCGCACTCGATGCACGAGTCGAGATCGGGATCGGGATCGGGATCTCCCGCACGCCAGTCGCTCATGTCGATCACGGCTCGATCCTCCGAAGCTGCTTCTCAAACGAGCGCGGTATCAGGCCGATCCCTTGAGTGAGCGGCCGCTCGGATTGCGCAATGCCGGCCAGCCGCTGAGCCATTGAGGCCGCGGCCAGCTGCTGTTCGTGAGAGCGCTGCTGCTGGAACCAATTAGGATTTCTCAACTCGTAATCCACCAACCTCATCGCCACCGGGCGATGCCGATTGTCGGCCGACTTCTCCGTCAGCGGCATCCGGTAGGTTCCGGCGATTCTCTCGCCGCGGGCGCACCGGCACGTCACCGCCATGGTCGAGCTGTCTATCCATTCTCCATCCAGAATAAACCTCAGGTGCGGCACGACCACCCAACCGGACCCGCCGCAATCCGAGCACGTGAAGCCGGCCTGATCGAGCGCGGCATTTTCGGCGTGGTGGCGCTTCAGGCGCTCGGAGCGCAGGCGCGCTTGGAGGGCGGGAAGGTGTCCGGTCCGGAACTTCGGGGCATTCCCCTGGGCCAGGTAAGTGGTTGCCTCGCGCAATTCGGCAACCGTATAACCCGCATGTTGGAAGACGTCGAAATAAGCCTCCAGCATTCTCAAGTCGGCTTCGGTGCTAAAGGCAAAGAGGGTGGCGTGACACTGAGCCCAGGCGTTGAAGTCTGACCGTTGCACGATTCTCTCCTTTCGCGTTCTACACGAATACGTTCCAATTTGTCCGTTATAGTTTCTCCCTTGAGCGCCGCCGATCCTTCGTCTTCCCAGCGGCGCCCGTTCAGCCAGGCTTCCGGGTTGGGAACGAATCGCCCCTCCTCGCGCCGCCAATCCTCCCTGGTGATTTGCCGTGCCACCGCCGCCATGATCTCGGCCAGCAACTCCGGAGACGGCCGCAGCTTCTGCCAGGCTTTTGACGCGGCCTGTTTTTTCTGCTTCCGCGGGTACTGACTCCAAAATTCCTCGAACCCCGCCGCTTGCCCCCTTGGGGGGTGAGGGGGGTCTTTTTCCTTCTCCTGCTCCTTCTCCTGCTCCTGCTCCTGCTCCTGCTCCTGCTCCTGATTTGCCAAAGGGTTTCGATACACTTCCGCAAACGCTTCGCCAAACCCTTTGCCTAACCCTTCGACGAAGTACTTAAGATATTGCCCCGCTTGCACTTTCAGCGCACACTCTGGAAGTTCTTCCCATGAATCTCGCCATGATAGTACGACGTTTGGGTTTGCTGGCGAATTGTACTTGACCGCGTTTTTGACCCACACTAATTGGGCTTCCCAGTCGGCTTCCACCATGCCTTCTCGAAACACTTCGGCAAACGCTTCCCGAAACCCTTTCAGGGACCAGCGCAATTGTTCGGCGAAAGCCGCTTCACCGATCGAGCACAGTCCAGGAATGACTCCGGTTTGCCTCCCAGCAATCAAGTGCCACCAGAGCATTTGGCCGCATGGAGGAGACGCACTCAAGCGCCGATATTTCTCGTCTCCATGCATCCTCATATCAATCTTCCTGAACCTCGACATGCCGCGATCTCCGGGCGCAAAGCGATCCCCTGGTCCCGCGCTCGTCGAAAGTGTCTGAACCGGCTCTGGAAGCGGAGCACGGGGACTCGAGCGCGGGGTCAGAGAATCAGCACTTGTCACCAGAAGCGCTTCCATAAGATGCTCCTTTCGAGAGCACGCGGCAGCTTACCCGCGACCTCGAATCGCGTCAAGTCAATTCCTCTGCGCCCAGTCCTCCCCCATCGCCTCCACGCGCCCGAGCAACTCCCGCAGCACCTCGTTAATCCGCCCCTTCTCCGCCGTGGTGGTCTCAAGCGCCGTCCCCAACACTCCGTTGGTGAAAAGCTCCACGGCCAGGATTTTCCCTTCAGGCGAGAGCGTGGGCCAGAGGCTCAGCAGCGACCGGCCGGCGAGGATGAGAGCTGGGCCTGGGCCCGGGCCTGGGCCCGGGCCTGGGCCCGGGCCTGGGCCCGGGGACCATCGGGGCTGACCGTGGGCCTCGCTGGGGTGCATGGTGGTGTCCTCTACTTCGCATCTCTGGGCAGATCCTGCTGCCGCCGCTCCCGCTGGGCCAGCGCCCCACACGCGATCGAGCAATACCGCGTCGTCGCCCGCAGTTGCTTCCCAGGACGGCGCAAATTGGCTCCGCAGTGCAGGCATCGGCGATGCACTGGCTTGGGATCACGGTCTTTGTATCGTGCCATATTCATTACCCCCGGGGTCACCACTTCGTGCTTGTCGTCATCGCCCTGCCACAGGCTAGGACCACGCCGCGGTCACGGATCGACGCGACCCAGCGGACCATCCGCCAGGCGGGTGACCCCGGGGGCAAGGTTACGAGCGCACCCCCTCTTCCTGGATCGCGGGCCGCTCCTCATCCGCCTCGGCCTGCTGCCCCCACTGCTTGGGCGAGCCATATTTGTTAATCAGTCCGTCTAGAAGTTCTTGGGCCTGATCCCGCGCTAAATCCTCGAAGCGCTCGACCCGGTAATTGTGACGCAAGCGGTTCCTGATCGTGTCCGGTTCCCAGCCGAAATGATCCACGAATTCCAAGAGCAAGCCCAGTTGGTCCCCTGTGAGTCTGGGGTCTGATGGCGGTCCAAGGGACACGGGAGGCAGGAGAGGCAGGGAAGGAAGGGAAGGAAGCGTCTTGCCCGGCTCGAATTCTTCCATGAGCTGCGCGTCTCTTATCGTCCCCACCTCGCTCTCGTCCATGAATCCCAGACCGCATATCGAGAGCGTGACTCTCCGTTTTGATTTGGTTTCCGCCTTCATGAGCCGGTTCGCCAGATCGTCTCCCTTCAATCCAGTCAGGCTCACTACCCCTGTGGATTCGTCGACCCGGCCGTCTTTCGTCTTGGCCCGCGCTGTTACGACATAGAGGTCCCCGGTCCTCTCCCTCGATACGATCGAGACCGAGATTTTTCGCTTCTCGCGCAACTGATCCGTCGCCCCCGCCTTGGCGTACAGGGTCAGTTTCCCCTGGAGAGTCATATACTCGAAGGGCCGCGTCCGGTGATTGAGTCCCAGGGAACGGCACACGTCCAGATAGTAGCGAATCCGCTCCTCCGGGGTCAATTTCGAGAGGTCGCCCTGGATCACGACCCGCTCCGCGATGTCCCCGTAATCTCGATCATGCTCCGGCGCCGAAGTCGGCACAGTGCCGGTGGTTTTCGCTGGCACACTCATTGAGTAATCCTCTCCTGATTAGGTGTTTTGCCAAAGTCGAACGACGACGCAATGTCGTTTTCGATCATGAACGCCATGATGGCGTTCAGCGCGTCAACAGCCGTGGCGAACGGCCCCAGCTTGTGGAGGACATCTTTCCAGCCCCACTGGTCACGCCATCGATACACCAGGCCGTACCAGTCCTGGTCACAGTCCCACGCCCCGTACCAGAGATCGTCGCTCATGATTTCCTCGCTGTGTCCCGCGCTGCGTCCCGGGCGTTGGCTTGATCCAGGAATTGCCGCACCGTCTCAGTCGGCTGCCGGTTCTCATCCCGGTACATCTGCTGCAACCGCGGCATCAGCTCGGTGCCGCGGCGAGTCAATTCAGCCGTTATGTCGTCCCACTCATGCCAGACCATCCCGGCCGGCAAAGTAATCCGGCAGCAGTCCCGCCAGATCCCCACCCCGATCCGGAGCAGCTCGTCGTCGGTCAGGGTACCGAGCATCTCTCGGTAGGCAGTGCGGTCGATCACGTCTGCCCCCTCCTCGCGAGGTCCAGCTCCACCGTCGTCCGCCTAAGCTCCTGACGGAGCCGGCTATTTTCGAGCCAGTGCCGATTCGCATCCACTGCCGTCCGCTGCAGTTCATCCTGGAACCGGCGGTTATCCAACCAAGACTGAGTCGCGATCGCGCACGACTCATCGTAGAGCCGCAGCGTCTCGACGAGACGCTGCCGCAGATAGTCCCGTTCTTTTTCCATCTCCGTTATGATGGTACGCAAGTACAGGACGTGCGTATTTGCTCGTTCGATCCGAATCATCGTCATCCCTCCCCGCCCAGATCCCACCACTCGTCCGGTTCGTGCAAAATCGACTTGGGCTGGCCGCACTCGCACGCGCAGCGAGAAACCTCGCCCGTCTGCCCACACTCCTCGCAGGGACGCGGGCCACGGGAGTCGATCGAGGGGAGCCAGGCAGAACCGTGGCATTCAGGACAAAGCATCAGTATTCCTTTGAGGTTCGCTGGTTTTCATGAGCCACCTCTATCCCTCCAAATGACTGCCCCGAATCGAACGGGGTCGAAGTTCTGCCTGCACGGCAGGCCCTTCAGCAGCGCTGGCGCGCCCGGGGTATACCATTCCCGCCTCAGCCATCCCATGATCAAAAAGGCACCTCTCCCATCTCAAACTTCCTCACCGCCGACACCGGGTACACGATCGCATGCACCCGGCATCTTAGGCACCGCCACCCAGCCCGGCACTGGCACCTGACGTCCCCCTGCTCCAGCGTGTGCCGCGCCCAGTCGCGCAGATCACGCTGCTCCCGCTCCACCTGCTCGTGGTACTGGGCCGCTGCAGCCAGGCCCTCGACCAGACCATCGACGTCCCAGCCCTCACGGGTGAGGTTGATTTCCTCGTCGTCATCCGGTAATCTGTCTGCACCTGCCAGCATGAGTGTTTCTCCTTGGGTGGGGCTGCCCCGGTGGCAACCGGGGCAGCCCCTTCAATTTTTACGCCACCATCGTGAGGGATCGCATCGCCAACGTCCGTTCCACCTCGTCGAACAAAAGTCGTCGAACTTCGCTCCTTGGAGTATCATCCGCCCAGTTGAGGAACCATTGGACCGCCGCAGGATCCCTCAGCGCCCGATCCGCGCCAAAGCATACTCGAGCGAAGAATTCCTCCACCTCTGCCACCGTCTCCAAAGCTAGCCCTTTCCAGCCACAATAGCCGATCACGCAGGCGCCCTTTACCGGCCAATTCTGAACGCAAATCATTGGCGGTGGGTTGGTCGTTGCGCCCTGGATCAACATCGGATCGTTTTGCTCCAGCGCGTCCCGCAGGGCCTCCAGGCCAGCCGTGGGAAACTGCGGGGCCAACCCCTCCCGCCAGCATAATCGCCAAGACTCCATCTCGACCTCCTTTTAGTCCATCGCCTCGTATCCAGGGAGCTTCGGTTTGTCCGTACCATTCAGCCCAAGATCACGAGTTCGGATCTCTCGGAACGCCCGGAACACGACTCCACCCATATCGAATTGAATGTCGGTCCCGCGCTCACTAACCCGCTGAATGAGGCCTGCCGCCCAACCGCGCCCGCGCCGCGCCCAAACTAGGTCTCCCACTTTCCACTCCATAGACTTTTTCCGATCCCGCTCATTCTGCTCGTACTGCTCGTCCCTCCCCTTCTGGCATGCCGGACACAGGTCGTCCCCGCCGTGGACCTGGGTCAGATTCCAGCCCTGGTCGCCAGCGACCCGGAGCGCGTACTCGTACGGGAGCGGCTCCGCCGACGCTACCGCTTCGCACCCCTCGCCGTCACAGCGCACGAAATACAGACTCCGTGGGTCCATCATCGTCATCCCTCCTGCCCGGGCGCGTGGGCGCCCACCCGGGCATCGTCGTCACCGGTCACTTCGCCGCCGCGATCCGCCGCAGCCTGGCCGCCTGGATCGCCTCCTTGGCCTCCCACAGCTCCTGCCGGTGCATCTGAAGAGTCAAGTCATTCGGCATCTCGTTCCACAGCAGGGCCGCGTCCACGGCGCGCAGCAGATCGTGCAGCAGCTGCGTCTCGATCACCTCCGTCCGGGTGGCTCGTGTCGTCGTCGCGGTCATGGTCGTCTCCTGTCAGTTCATTTCTACCACCGGTTCTGTGCCGTCGGCCTCGGCTGGATCAATCACGATCCAGCCGAGGCCGACCCATTCACAAAGTTGCTCACCGATCCATACCCGGCGAGGCAACCGCGCGCTGTTGCAAAACGAGAGCTTTTGCAAATCGTACATACGGATTGACGGCCTTGGGGTGGAGGATTTCCTGGCGCGCGCGCTGGATGATTTTGCAGAGTGCATCGGCTTTCCTCATGATCCTAGCGTTGTTCGTCATGGTCGTCATGGTCGTCATGGTCGTCTCCTGTCAAGGTCCTCGTCATCACCACTAAGGAGAGTATAGACTACACTGTATACAGTGTCAACAGCTAGTCCCCGGATTTTTCCAGATTTTTTTCCACCAGCCGGCGCACGTATTGAGACATGGGTAATCCATGGCGTGCGGCCAGGACACGCAATCGGGCGTGCTGCTCGGACGACAGTCCCAGGCGGACGGGTATCAGTTTGGGACGTTCGGGATCGGCAACAGATTGAAACATAGGTCGGTCACCTGCGTGGGGTCAACTCTGTAGACAGAGTATACCGCGCAGAGAAGGCCGCGGCAAGTTCAATCAGCTGGAACAGCGGTAGCGATCGCAGTCGATCTGGACGCTCCCGGTGTGCTGTGCTGGTCTCATCCCCATGGTCATTTCTCCACCTCCACCTCATCAGGACGCTGACTCCAGGGTGGCTCCGGGAGTTGCCAGCGCCGCAGGTCCCCTGGGTGCCAGAGCGCTTGCCGGGCTGCGGCGCGCTCGGCCAGGCACTGGATCTTCGCCGGGGTCCCCGGCAGCTCCAAACAAGGATGTGGCGGCCGGGGGGGACATCCGCAGAAGTCCTTGCGTGTGACCCACTCCTGATAGTGGCACCTCCCACATAGATCATGGGACCGTATCTCGCCGTCACGTCCGCAGCGCCGGCACACCCCCGTGTGGAGAACCGTCATGAAGCACCCCCGCGGTCGTCCAGCAGCGGCTCCCTGGAATCCACCAGATCCTGTCCACACTGGCTGCACAGCGGCACAGCCCAAATCTCAGCCAGGGGTGTTCCGACCACGATCCCCGAGAGCAGCACGTCGAGAGCTTTCGCGCGATTCCAGCGGTGGGCGAACATCGCCGCACCCACCGCAGCATTGAGTCCCATGAGATTCTGCGAGCCGTCGCGCCTCCAACGGCGCACGGCCTGCATGCCGCAGATCAGAGGTGGGATGAAAATGCGGCGACCCAACCGACTACCCTCCATGACGCTATCGATCAAGCGACCAAGGGGCAGTGTAGACCAGGATGAGGGATCAATCCAGGGACGGGAGTGGGAATTTTCAGAAAAGTTCTGTCAGATCATTTTTCTCCCGAGCCATCGTCGTCGTGATCCTCAGAGGACTGGTGGCGCCGCCAGTCCTCGCAACGTCGATCGCGACAGCCCCGCTCGTCGCACTCGACGCGGCCGCAGGTGAGGTGGCCATCGAGCGCGTAATCGCCGCAGACAGGGCAGCGCGACCAGCCGGGGGGATACATTGACATGGGAGTCTCCTTGGTGGTGTCAGCCCTGGTCGATGCTGGTCGCCAGCAACTGCCTGATCCAGGCCGGGGCGCTGCCGCCATGAGCGAGGCAGTGCGCCAACTCCGCCGGCGACAGGTAGATCGTGATCTTGCGGCGCGCCCCCAAGGGGTCGGCCGGCGGGCGGCCGGCCCCAGGGCGGCGGCCACCGGGGCGGGGCTTGGGCTGTGTCTTCATCGTGCTGGATCAACTCCTGTACGTTGGGCCGAAACCGTTGGCGTCGTGCTGGTGAATGGTGAGGGATCGCTCTGCGCTGCGAGCAGCCGCAAGCAGGATCTTGGGAGATCCCCAGATCAGCCCGTTGACACGAGCACGGTCCAGATAGACCGAGCAGGTGCGCTTGCCTTCTCGTTCAGAGAGGCCCATCGGCTCGTGGTCCCCGAGAGCACGAGCAATCGTAGCGTCTATGCCGAGAACGTGCTGGAACTCTGCAACGGTCATGTAAGCCTGCATCGTCCATCTCCTGTCAGGGTCCTCGTCATGCCCCGGGGCGTCGGCCACCGTGGCGGGGTTTGGGAGTCTTCATGAATTAACCCAGCGAGGACAGAGATCCTGGACGGCTCTGATACGATCCGTCCCAGAAACTGATCGACAAGCGCTGGAAGTAATAATAGGGGGTATCCCACGGTCGGCGCCTCCAGTAGTCACGTTCCAGGGACGCCAGGCAATCGGCCGCGGTCCTGGCGATTTCTTCGGTGGTGTAGGCCGCATGCTGGAGGCCAGCCTGGTCCGTCCACTCCTGACCGGTAACACTCGGGTAGAGCGGGCGATTGCCACCACCTTCGCTCGGTCGCATAATGAGCCAGCCAGCCAAAGAGGGGTCTCGTTCGGTCGTCATCGTCCGTCTCCTGTCAGGGTCCTCGTCATGCCCCGGGGCGTCGGCCACCGTGGCGGGGTTGGCTTCACGACTTTCCTCGCTTTACGACCAATTGACCGCACTCGGCTGAAAATTCGGCGACTTGCTCCAGTGGTAGACCGCCGCGACATAGCGAGCCGACCGCATAGACGGAGAGATACTCGCCGTGCCCAAAATCTCCTTCCACCACGGATCAACAGCCGGATGGGCCGTGAACATTGCAGAAACCGCGCGTCGAAAAACCTCTTCCGAAACGCCTGCTCGCGCCAGGCGTTTACCGAAATTGGCGGCGTCCATGTACGCTTCGATTTCTTCGCGAGGTTCATTTCTGATGGCTGTCGTCATCGTCGTCTCCTGTCAGGGTCCTCGTTATCACCACTAAGAGCAGTATAGCTTGTTGCACCGTGGAAATCAAGATGATTGTAGCCGTGGGAATCAAATTTCGATGGAATTCTTCCCGCCGCGCGTTAAGATGTGACGCGCCTGGACACCTGATCACGTCAGCTCGAATAGCGGTAGCCGGTCCTGCTCGGGATCGCGGCGGGCCAATGCACGCTCGCGAGCTAATTCAGTAGTAAGACGTTGATGACAAAAAATACAAACGGTCCTGATGCCTTCCAGTCCGCACTCCCCTCCACCCTGGACGACGGGAACGATGTGATCCGCGTCCCAGAGACCGCCGCCGTTCCACAGACGACCTCGCAGGACCTTGCCCCCTACCCGTTCCACGAGTCGGTGGAAACTGAACCTGCTGGTGTACCTGTGGGAACGATAAATGCCCTGGCTGGCTCGTCTGGCACAATGGACCTGGTGGCGCCGGTCGAATACCTTCCGCCGCTCCACGAGCCGTTTCAGCAGGCCCTCGGTGTCGAGCCCACAGAGCGCACAGACCCCGTGATCGCGATTGGCCACGCACCGCCGCAGATACCCAGGATCGCGCCGCACCATAAACTCGTGGACGCACTGAGCCGAGCAGAACGTCCGCCGCGGAGGCTGAACCTCGCACGAGCACCAGCGGCAGCAGTAGCGACCCGAGGGGCCACGGACCAATCGTCCAAGCTTGCATGTGCGCGCGGTGCTCATGAGAGTATCTTAGGAGGTGGCCACGCCAACCGCCAACCCCTGCCACCGGCCCCAGCCGACCGAGCCGCCCGTGGTCGTGTACTTGACCTCGGCGCGATATTTCTGGTCGCCGGTCGGGAAGGCGCTCGCTGGGATATCTACGGAGAAATTGAATCCGGTACTGTCCACCCCAGGCACCCAGGTGGCATCCGTCTGGAGCGAATCGAAGATCACGCTGGCAATCGTCAGCGTGGCCGTGTAGCTTTCGGTCGGCGGGTCAGCCGAGATATTGAAGACCTTGATCGTGACCGTACTGAGGTCGGCCTGCTTGACGGCCCTGCCCTCGCCCGCCACGGGGGCGCCAGTGCCGTCGCGAGCAATGACCCGCCCCTGGATGGTGGCGGTCCCATCCTCGTTCCAGGTCCCATAGATGGTCGTCTTGGCGCTCATACTTGCACAATTTGCCCCCTAGAGGGTCCCATGAGGAAAATCTGGCCGGCCGTCAGGAACAGCGGTCCCACGATGAGCGGCACCGCCAGCCCGGCCGCGATGCCGCGATATCGGGAAGTTATGTGGGATCTATCGCCGGCGTTGATGCCGGAGATACCATCCAACCGGGCGCACAGGGCGGAGTCTCGGCCCGAATAGGCTTGGACCGAGGCTCGCTTGGCTGGACTGTCAATCGCCATGGTTATGTCCAGAGATTCCGGGTAAAGGTCACGGCGTCGTCCGCGACGTTTGCCGTGGCGAGATTGAGGGTGTCGGCCCCGTTGCGCAGGGTCTCGGTACTGGCTGTGGTGAGCCGTTTGTTGCGGCTCAGCAAAAAGCACCACTCGAGCGCATTCAGCACAGTCCCCGTCACCCCAGGGACTGCGGCCAATTCCGTCATCGCCTTGGCCCACACGGAATCCCGGATCTCGGCCGCAGCATCAGCCGCCAGGGCGTTGGCGTCGATCGCTCCCGCAGCAAACGTCGCCGCCGCAATCGAGCCGGCGAGGAGGCTGTAGCCCGTCTTGTCGCTGTTGGTCCCGACCGTCACCGAGAAACTGAACGCTGTCAGGGTCCTGGTTGCCGAGGCCCAGACAGCGGTCCCGATCTCGGTGCCCGCGTCAGCCGCCAGGGCCGCCGCGTCAATGGCCCCCGCGGCAAAGGTCGCGGCGTCAATCGCCCCATCCGCGATCGCGGCCGCATTGATGGCGCCCGCGGCAAAGGTGGTGGTGGTAATCGCACCCGTCGAGAGTGTCCGGGTCGTTGACGCCCACACTTTATCAGCAGCGGCCTGGGAGAATTCGGCCGCGCCAATCGCGTCCGTCGCAATCGCCGCGGCGTCGATGGCCCCGGCCCCGAACGTCGCCGCAACGATGGCTCCGGTCGAGAGCGTGCGGGTGGTCGAAGCCCAGATCTTATCCGCCGCGGCCTGGCTGAACTCCGCGGCTCCGATGGCGTCCGTGGCAATCGCGGCCGCGTCAATCGCGCCTGCCCCGAAGGTCGCGGCCACGATAGCGCCCGTGGACAGCGTCCGCGTCGCACTGGCCCAGATCTTGTCAGCGGCCCCCTGAGAAAACTCCAGGGCCCCGATAGCATCCGTGGCAATGGCCGTGGCACTAATGGCGCCTGTCGCAAAGGTCGCGGCGTCGATGGCAGCGTCGGCGATCGCGGCCGCGTCAATGGCCCCGGCGGTGAAAGCCGCGGCCGTGATGGCGCCGCCCTGGAACGAACCGACCTCTATCCCGCCCAGGACGTCTGTGTCCATGGAGCGACCGGTCGTGGTTGGGAAGGCGAGATCGTCCAGCACGCGCGCATGGACGCGATATTGGAGGTTGACACGCTTCACCCCGGCCGCCGAGAAGCTCAGCGAGAGGATGCCAAGCGTGTCGGTGTGGGCAGTCGAGAGCGTGAGGGAATACCAACCATTCTCCATCTCGGTAATCGTCACCGTCATGGCCGCAAAGGCGGCGCCGTTCTTGCTGATCCGCTTCGTCCAGGAACCGTCGATTATGCCCGTAACGCCATCTCCATTCGCGTCAAATCCGAATACGGATACTGCTAGACTAGTAGATTGCTTCACAGGGTACACGGCTCACCTCAATTCACGCGCCCGAATATCCGTTCCGCGATGCCACGGAAAAATGCCCGATACTGCACGACCAGCACGGCCCCACTCGGCGCCCCTGCCCCGATCCCCGGATACTTGCCGGCCACGTGCTGGCGATCGGCGTTGTTGCCCAAGGAGCCATCGGGGTCCGGGTACACGCGACCACCGCCTAGGTCGAAGTTCAAACAGGAAGCTCTGCGATTCCTCGTATCCACGGCCATTTATGCGAACTCCGTACGGGAGAAGATTGTCCCGTCATCATTGACCGTTGAAGTAGCCAATGGCGTCGTGGCATCATCCCGGAAGACTGTTTGCGTTGTGGCAGTCTGAGTTATCCGATTCCTGGCCAGCTCGAACACCCAGGTGAGCGCCTGCAACGTCGTGCCCGTAACACCTGGGACAGTCGTCAGCTCCACCATTGCCTTGGCCCAAATTTCGTCCACGGCATCGCTCGCCAGCGCGGCCGCGTTGACGGCCCCCGCAGCGAAGGTGGCGGCGTCGATCGTGCCATCCGCCACAGCTGCCGCATTGATGGCGCCCGCCTGGAAGGCAGTTGCCGCGATCCCGCTGGCCGACACCTGGACCCCCAGGAGGATCGCGTCCAAGGCTGGCACGTTGTCGGCCAGGACCACGTACCGACTCGTGTTGTCCGGGATCGTGATCCAGTTGCGGTCCACCGTCACCACCTTGGTGGCACCAACGTAGTCCGTGATCCCCCGGGTTTGTCCGGCACCGGTGCCAGCGTAAATCTTGATCGGCTGGCCATTGTAGAGGTCATTGGTAGCCGACGCCGATGCCGCCAACGTGATGGTCCCGGCCGCTCCCGCCTGAGTGGTCCCGCTGTGCTGGTCGGGACTGTTCGAGGGTTCCAACGGCACCGGCCCCCATTCGATGATCGCATAGGCGTCTCCAGATGCCGGGGTCGTGTCCCAGTTGGGCGTGATGGTCGCCGTTTTCGTCGTGCCGTCGTAATCCTGGATGAGACGCGCCTGTCTGGCCCCTGTCCCGGTATGAATCGCCACCAGCAAGCCGTTGAACAGATCGTCGTTAGCGGGTGCCGCAGCCGCCAGCACGATCGTCGAGGCTGTGGAGCCAGCCTGGGCCAGACCGGTGTGGAAATCGTCGTTCAGCGGAATACCGCTCACCACCGTGAGTCGGAAGCCGTCGCCGCTCGTGGCGCCACCTTCGGACAACATGCCGTGGCCGGTTGCGCCACCAGCAGACCGTGTGCCATGGCCACCCCCGGCCCCCAGACTGGTAGTCCCGTTTCCAGAAAGGGTCGCGACAGTCCGGAAGCCATCGCCACTCGTCGCCCCGCCTTCGCTGAACCATCCGTGGCCGGTCGCCCCACCCCCAGCATGCATCCCATGGCCACTCCCGGTCCCGACAAAATCCGCACCGTGGCTGTTGGTGCCGCCGGTCGAGAGCAGGCCCGCGGAGGTTGCGGAGATGCACTGGACTCCTGGACCACTAGTCGATCCCCCGGAACCCACGATCCCGCCCGCAGTCGCGCCCCCGACCCCCAGGAGCCCGGGCCCGGTCCCATTCCCTAAACACGCCATCCCGCGACCGTTCGCGCCTGTGCTCTGGGCTACGATCGCATCGCCCGTAGTGTTGACGCAATTGAGTTGCTTCAACGAGAATATCTGACCGCCCGTGCCGTCCAGCATGGTTTCGAGATTATCAGCAGCAACGGTGTCTCCCGAGATTGCCGTGGTGTTGGCCGTCACCTGGTTCGTCACCGTCGTGACGGTTGGGATCACGTTGTTGGTACCCGCATACCCGGTGCCGTCGAAGAATGCCTCGGCGTTGTCCGCAGCCGTCGCATCACCGCTGAGCTGTGCAGTGTCGACTTGGAGTTTCACGGTCGCGGCACCGAAGAGCGCGTCGTAGACGTTGGCCGCCAGGATATGAAAATCATCCCAGACCGGGAGGGCGCCGCTCTCGGCAATATGAAGCCGTAACAGCCCGATAGTATCCGTGTCGGTGGCGTCGAGCGTCACTTCGTAATTGCCGTTTTCTTCGTGGGCGAGGGTCTGGGCCGCAGCCTTCTGATCCCACGCGGCGCCGTTTTTCTTGAGCCGAACGTCGGGCTGAGTGATGGTCAACGCAGTCTCGGCAGTAAAGCCATCCACGTTGTCCAGGAACGGGCCTACAGGTACGTCAACGGAAGTCGATTGCTTCAGGTATCTCATCCGGCGCGTCTCCTGCGATACTGACTCCACACCTGTGGTACCGCGTCACCCCCGACTGCCGGAGGTTCCGCTGTGATCCAAGCCGGCTCGAGCCGATTCAGCAAGCTGTAGTAATACATCCTCGAAGACTCGTACAGCGCCTTGACTTCCTGTGGCTGTAGGGCCCGGTCGTAGAAGCGAAAATCATCCATCCGGCCGTCGAATTGTCGCGGATCAGCCGTGCGGAATCGGCCCAGGCGCGCGATCGTAAACGTCTCGGGACTTTGCGGGATACCACCGTTCCCCACTGTTGAGACGGCCAGGCCGTTTTTATAATATTGTCCAGACGATGCCGCGCCGCTATTCGTGTAGGTGAAATGGAACCAATCGCCCAGTGTCCAAAGGAAAGCAGCACTCGTCTGTCCCAACGATTGGCTGCTTCCGTCGGCAAAAAAACCCTCCGGGCTGTTGTAGCGAATGAAAAACCGAGGGGCATCCGCACCATCGACGCCCCACTGGAAAATCGACCGATTGGTACTTGAGGGTGCAAAATCGGGACGCAGCCAAACGCAGATGCTGAAAGGTCCGCTGGTCGAGCGCAGGAAGGTAGGGTTGGCGATCTCGATATAATCGTCGGTGCCGTCCAGATCCCAGGCGCCCCAGCCGCCCTGACGGCCCAGTGGAGAGACCGGGAGAGCGCCGTTCGTCAGTGTGCCGGGACAACCTCCGCCCTGGACTTTTGCGACGTCGGGGATCACACTCGACAGCCCGCTCCCAGGCACGAACAGCAGCCAGGCCCGCAGGCCGCGGTTGAGCGGGTGAAACCAGTTGACGGGCGTCACCATGTCGATCTGCCCGTCTATCGCGCCAGGGTTCAGGAAGCTCATACTATCGAGTCCGAGTCATAAGTGATTGCCAATGCTTTGACATGTCCATTCGCTCCCACGGCGCCCTCGTGAAACCACACGACCCTGAACGATTCCACGCCGTTGAGGTTCAGCGAGACGACAAATTTGGTTGCGTCATTCCATATCACGTCCGCACTGTCCTTTTGGACCGTCAGCCCGTCGATCAGAGTGATGCTGACGTTGGTCACGAGACTGCGGCACTCCGCCCACTCGGAATCCGCCAAGGTGGTCGTGTCCTGCACGTACAGCAAATCTCCGGCCACGAATCCCGTCGTGCTCGCCACCGCCATCACGGTTTCGCCAATCGGTTCCGTGGCCGTCATGGCCTCGGTGTCGGCCGTAGTCGGCGAGCTGGTCAGCTCCAGGACCGTGATCCAATGCTCGGTCGCCGTCCCAGCCCCGTCGTCCGGCCGCACTTGAATTTTGAACGAGCCCGGGTTCGTGTTGGCCGCGGCCTCCACGAACGCGTGGTAGAGAAACAGTACGGCAGCCCGTTTGGTACTGACGTTGATCGCAGAGCCTACTACCGTCGTGGGATGCACGACCGATTGATGAGTTAAGACACTTACACTGTCTGATTTAACGGGGGTAGAAGTTGCGATGGCCGTACTCCGATCATAATCCAGGGCCGCCAGAGTAAATCATCTCTGGAGGCCGGCGAAGACCAAAGCGGGCGCGCTGGCTGCCGGGCCGATACAGGTCGAAGCGCGATTGCGGCGCGTACATTTGCCACACGGTCGCGGCGGCAGGCGCGACCGCATAGATGCGCGCATCCGCCATACGCCCGATAAAGGGCAGGGTGCCGCCAGCGTCGTTGCCGAGGTAGAGGCCGCCGGTACTTGCGCTCATGCCGATCCCGGGATCAATCAGGGTACCGCTGATGCCGTCCACGTAGATTTTCAGGATGGCGCCCGAGGAACTGAACTCGACCAGTACGTGCTTCCAGACGTTCGCAGTCCCCAAAATCGCCTCGTATTGGTTCGATTGCGCGGACCCGCTCGTCATCCAGACGGCACGCAGGTGATGCGCATCGTTTTTGTCGATGCGCCAGCCGCGCAGAGAGCTTTCCTCGTAGCGCGCCAAATTTTGAAAACCGGCCACGCTGGCAAACCTACACCAGAAGCTGACGGCGCGAACATTGGCGGGCTCCAGACGCGCATCCGTACCGCAGGTGATCATGCTCGTGCTGCTGCTGATGAAATTCCAAGCCCAGCGCTGTTCGGCATCCCCTACATAGGTGGTGTTCGCGGCCAGGGTGCCATCGTTGCGCCAGCGGATCAGCTCGCGCGTGATCGTAGCATTCGTGAGAAATCCAGGCCACCAAGCCACCAAGCCTTGCGCCTGAGGACTATCCCAGTTGACCTCGAAGGGCCATACGGGTTTGATCCACTTGTTGGCAACACGTGTTAGCATGACGATTACTGGATCTCTTCGTTGTAAACTATGAAGGATAGAATACTATCATTGTCCACATTCGTAAACGCCTGCCCTCCTTTGTTGTAGATGAACGGCTGAAACACGGTTGCCGGCAACACGATGCCGCGCAGGGTAATACGCTGCACGGTGCTGACGGCACGGCAGGGGAATACCCCGACCAGTGCAGATGGTGGCGGATCGATCGAGTCGCTGCCGTACTCGAAATTCGCACCATCGGGAGCTTTGATCAAATACAACTCGACCGGCGCATTCGCTGCCGGCGCTACGGCGAACGTGACCTTGAGCTCCCAGTCTGAAAGGATATTGCGAACCCCGGGGGCCGAGTTGTCGATGCTGTTGCCGATTTTGCGCCCCGCGGAGGCCAGGTTCTTGAGCGTCGGCGCCGTCGTCGCGCCCGCGATCGCTGTCGTGAACGTGCCCAGGGCTGACCATTTGACCTCATTAGACACATGTCACCTCTCTAAAACGCATGGCCGCCGACCGCGAAGGCATTCCAGAGCGAGTTGACGGTGAACTGCAGATCGCTGTCCGGACTGGCAGGTCCCACGGTGGCGCTCCCTGGATCACTGGCCACGGCGAGCACGAAGAAACGCCCAAATCGATCCGGATCGAGCAAACAAGCTTGGGCCAACTTGGCGCGCAGATCGTGCAAGGTTTGCGTCGTACCCACGTAGCCAGCAGGCAGTGACAGGCCGACAATGGTTTCCGCTTGCACGGCGGCCGCGGCCTTCAGCATGGCGATCGTGACGCGCCGCTGGAAAATCTGGTCGCCCGAGACTGCGTCGTTATAGGCCGTGATAAACACAATCGCCATGCTGCACCTCCGCCATTCCTAGAAAGCTGGCGGGCCACCCAAGACCCGCCAGCTGGTCGTGCCACCCCCGTGGCACCTCGCACCACGCCCGTGATCCCTACAGTTGGTCGATCATCTGCTTCGCCGCGAGCTTCCGCTCCGCCAGGATCGCCAGAGCAGTGTTTTTCCCCGCAATGGATTGATTCAGCTCCTGCTGTTTCGCCACCACGACCTCGCCGGCAGCCATAAGAGCTGTCGCTGCCGCCTGGATGGCGTGAATCGCATCAATCAAACTCTGTGGTATATCCACCTAGCACCTCACTTTTTTTTTCTCTCCACCGCCAGGGCCGACGTCTCGGCGCGGGTAACTCACCGGTACTCCTTGGCCTCGCCCCGCAGCCCCATCAGGGCCGCACAGACCGGCACCAACACGCACCAGGCGGACACGGCTGCCAGGTACAAGCACCATTCCAGGCAGTATCTGTAGTTAATCATCACTTCACCTCCGCGTCCTTCGGATGAATCCGCACGGCATCACCCACGGGTTTCCAGTTGCCGTCCCGGTCCTTGTACTCGATCTGCCATTGCCACCCACCCGGCTGGGTCACTGGGGGGGGCTTCGCCGGCTCGGCTACAACGGCTGGCGTGGGGGATGGCCGATTCACCGCCAACCATACCCCAAGGGCCGCAATGGCCGGCAGCGACAGCGCTATCACGCCAGTCGCGACACCCAGCGGTACTTTCCACCATAGGCCCCCCGCATCACCCCGCTGGATCGTCACCTGGTTCGCCGGGAACGGCAGCGCGAACGACTCCGGGGGCAGCCCCTGGGTCTTCGCGTGTACCGCCCTCCGCAGCCGCAGACTCTCCGCCAGGTCGTGCGATTGGACGTTCCGGACCAGCTGTTTTTCCTGCTCGTTCACGGAGAAATTCCCTGTCCATCTCCAGCAGTTCCACCGATCCAGCCTGCCGTTCCTCCATGGCCCGCCGCATCGCCTCTTCGATCCAGGTCATGGCTTAACCTTTAGGAGTCGTGGGCCCCGTCGGCATGATCCAATTAGGGACAACGTATGGTTGAGAAGTAGGAACATGGCTCGCCAGATTCATGCCGGCCGCCTTCTCGGCAATGTCGGATTGGCTCGCCAGGTACTCGTGCAGGAAGCTGCGGTCCATCACCTGCAAGTAACGTCCGTGGGCCCGCTGATCCATCTGGGCATCGACGATGAGGTTCGCACTGAGCTGTGCACTAACCATTGGGTCCACAATTTCACCCCCCTAATTAGTTAAATAGAGTTGGAGCGATGGTCCTTTTCTTTCGAGAGCGATGTTCCATTGGTTTCAGGGTGTCGGGGTTCAGATCAAACTTCAGCACACCAAGCAAGCTCGCGTGATCAATTGGTTTGTTGTCCCATGTCATCCATCCACTTGTCACGGGATCGAAGGCACTCATGATGAGCTTATGCACTCCGTAACAGATCAACTGCACCCGCCGGCCATTCTCCCGAAACCAGACAGTCGTGACTTCCTCGATCCCGGTAAACCGTCCCTGCTTCCTCTTGCTGGTCCTGTACGTCTTGGTGCGAATGATCTCATTCACTTTAACTAATGTGTCTCGCTGCGAAGGAGTCAGGTCAGCACCATTGCTTTTGACCTCAACGAACATCAAGTACTGTACCGACCTGTCTCGATTGGCTCCTGTGCGGATACAGTAACGATGGATGATGAAATCCAGGTCGAGTGCCACCGTGCCCTCGGCCGAGTCCAATTCCGGCTGACTCCGCAGCCAGCGTGAGAACCCGGACTCCATCGTGTGCTCGTGGCCACAATGAGGGCAGTGGATCAGTTGTCCAAACTTTCTGATCATTCTGCCGTTACTCGCACCCGCGCCGATTCGACCGAGTCCTTGTCGATGTCGAAACCAATCCACTTGCGCCCGAGCTTCCTGGACGCCGCCGGCACCGTCCCGCTACCGCAAAACGGATCGACCACCAACGCATCCGCGACCGTCAAGGCGCCGATGAAATGAGCCGCCTCTTCTTCGGCTTGCTGCCATTCGTGTTCGCTCTTCTCCTTTCCGCCCGTTGCCATGTCGCTGAACCAGTTCCACCATGCATCCAGCGGAGGCTTGTAGAAACCAACGATCGGCTTCCATGCGTTGTGAAGCTTGAGCTTGCGGAATCGCAACTCGCCTCCGGTGTGACGAATGGCAAACGTCCAGCCATAGGTAAGGTGCTCGGCCATCCCAGCCAGCACTTGAGGCAGAAACGCTTGGCCGCTGTAAGCCAAGCACCATCCCCCGGGACGCAGCACGCGAGCCGCGAAACGAGCTAGGTCAGCGTAGAGCGTCGTGGCCGCCTCGTTGTACGGCGGGTCCGTGAGAATCAGGTCCACGGAGCCGTCGGCCACCAGGTCGGTTTCCCGGAAGTCGCCGTGGTGAATCCCACAATCCGAGACGATCTGCTTGGCCGCCTCCTCCCGCTGCTGCCGCTGTTCCGCCTGCGCCTGCTCCTTCTTCACCGTCCGTTGGATCGTCTTTGTCGCCACCTTGAAATCCGCCGCTACCTGCTCCTGGGACTCGCCCTCCTCAACCCGGCGAGCCGCCGCTGCCTTCTGGGCGCCGCTGAGCTTCTGGCGGCAGTCGGTGGACATATTGGCGGCGCCGCCAATGTGTCCGCTAGGTTCGAGCCAATCCCGAACAGTTTCCCGCGCCACCCCCAGCATCTTCGCCACCTGCGCCTGCGACTTGCCTTCGGCCTTCAGCTCGCCGGCGATGCGATTACATGTCCCCAGCACCTGCTTGCGCTGCTCCGGGGACAAGTTGCGGCGCGCCAAGTTGCAGCGCACGACGAATGCTTGCTTCTCGGCTTGGGTCCACTGGCCGCTGCCTGTGATGACCTTCTGCGGCGCCGCCGGCTCGATCTTGAGACGATTGTGGCCGTCCAGAATCTCGTGATCCTCACTGATCAACACCGGATCGTGGACACCGTCCTCGGCGGCAATGCGGGTACGGAGCGCTCGCATCTCCTCCGTGGACAACGGAGGCAGGAGCTTGGCGAAAGGTTTCAGCAGTTTACCGTTCTGTGTCATTTAACCGGCACCACCTTCACACGGAGCGATGCCTTGAAATCTTCAAAGTCTCGCCGCAGAGCGTCTATTTCGATGCGGATGGCCGTGGTGTCAGCAGCGCGCCCAGCCGTACCTGCAGGTCCTCCAGGGCCTGCTGGTCCGGGGACTCCTGGATCGCCCGCAGGGCCCCCTCGGCCAGGTAGACCCTGAAGCCCGGATGGTCCCGCAGGGCCTCTAGGACCTTCCGGACCAGCTGATCCCGCAGATCCTGGAGCGGATCGAATGGTCTTGAGCTCATTGATCTGCTCCTGAAGTTTTCGTAGTTCCGCCAGCACCAATTGGTAATCCAGAGCCGGTTGGCCGGGGACACCTGGAAGGATTGGTGTCCCGGCCACCGGGGCAACCGGGCTAGGGGTTGGAGGAGGCGGCGCCGGGGTGACAGGAGAAATCACGCCCGGCGCCGGGACACGGCCTGGAGGAGACGGCGTCACCACGACAACAGGTCGTCGCCAGGCTGAAAACCAGCGACAGCACCGCTCCTCCAAGAACCGGTTGATGTCGGATATTCCGGTGGCGGAAGTGTCGCCGCCACTCCCGCCCCACAAGACACCGATCAAGGTGGAATCGGCGGCGCGGAAGATCCCGCTCCCACTATCACCAGAGGTCGTATTGAGCGCAAAGGACGACACCGGAGTCCCGCCGACATAACCCCGGACCCCGTTGCTAGCCCCCTGGCGTTGGCGTGGGCCTTGGCCGTGGGGGTAACCGACCTGCCAGACAGCCTCCCCCGTCCGAGCAGGCGCTGGCGAGATCGGCACCCATGGGGTCGAGGCGTCGGCCGCGATGGCGAGCGCGGCGAGGTCGGCGCGGTCATCCACGCCGATGAGCGTGGCCTGGAAACCGCGTCCGGACGGGAATCTAACGGCTACCCGCCCGGCGCGGCCTGCCGGGAACAGATGCCTGCAAGTCAACACGAGCGCCCGATCTCCCTCCACGGCCACGCAGGTCCCGGAGCCCCCGGAGATATGGCCGCCCAGACTGTTCGTGACATGGACGCTTGCGGCTACAAGCCGCGGGTCCGCCTGGGCGGCCAAGGGCTCGCGGGACTCACGGACCACGGGAGGAGCTGGGGCACGGAACTGCCCCGGGGAGGGGCAGGTAGGGCACGATTGGCCCGGAGCCGGATGGGTCCAGAGGAGAAGTGCAAGTGCCAGCCAAGGCATGAACGCAGCGCGGAGCAAGCGGGATTTCTCCTGCCACGTTCAGGGATCATTATCTCCAGGAGAGAAGAGGATTGCAAGAGACAAGGAATTATCCCCTGGGAACTGGAATCAATGGCCAACCATTTTGCACGGCGTATTCATTGCGCAATTTTACTATCTTGATATAGAGCTTCTTTTTCGTCTTCCAGCCTTTTTTGTAGGTATCCAGCACCTGATCCCATTCCTCTTGGTTCAGAGTTTCTGAAAACTTGTAGCCCTGAACCATTATGATCTTCTCTTCCTCGCCATCCTCTTCCCCAGGTACCGTATCCTCGATCTTGACGTTGAAGAATTCCGGAACTTCCTCGGGGTCGTGATAGCCGGCTGCGTGCCGCACCCATTCGCTGTGGGCCAGCCACAAAGCATTCGCCCCAATTTCCTCAGGAATGATGCCCGCATTACGGGCCAAATCGACGAGTTTGGTGATGGTCAGAAGAGCAAGGTCCTGTCCGGCTTCATGAACCGCATGAGCAAGTGCTTGCCGGTGGTTTAGATTGGGTTGAGTTTTTGTCGTCTTCCTCATGACAACTCCTTGATAATGCTTTGGAGATGGCGAACGGAGGCAGCCAAGGTGATTTCTCTAAGTCCCTGGCGCTCCTCCTCACCAAGAGCTGCGGCAATCTCTTTCCAAGTGCCATAATGGTGTTCAATGCCAAGCAGACGCCGATTCAGGGACATCAGGACATCTTCCAAAGCGTCCCCTCCCGTCCGCTCGATCCGGGTCTCAGAGATGGGCACGTGCCCAAAAGCAGTCTGCCGTTTCGCCTTGCGGTAGGCCGGGTCCACCTTGCCCGTGCGCTCCATCTGCTCGGCGAACTCGGCGTACAGCTTCGGATTCTCCTCGGCCTTGTCGGCGACGAACTTGGCCTTCTCGTAGGTCGTGCCATGCATGCCCAGAGCGGCACCGACCTGGTCGCGTGTTCTTCTGCTACTCGCATCTCCATTACCTGTGGAGGAATTCTCCAGAGGTTTCTTCCCTGCTTTTTGTCTTTGATCGGCCTTTGGCTTTTCAAGCTTCTCCAGCTCTCGCCCCAGCGCTAGCGCCTCGAAGGGTGTGAACGCTTTGCGGCATTCGTTCTCGTCGCGCTCCGCCGCCAGCGCCATGGCTGCGTCGTCCAGCGAAGCCACGACGTGAACCGGAACCTTGGTCCAACCGAGCGTCTTGACCGCTGCGAGACGGCGTTCGCCGGCGATCAGCTCGTGCTTGGTGTTGAGGACCAGCGCGTGCAGCAGACCCACCTTGGCAATGCTGGCCGCCAACCCAGCGATGTCGCCAAGATCTTTGCGGTGACGCTTGTTTATGCGAATTTCTTCAAACGTTAGGTTTTTTGTTGTCGCAGTCATGGCGCTATTATCTTCAGGAGGAAGCCGGTTTGCAAGCGAGGAAGCAAAACGGGCCGGGGGCGAACGTGGAAGCCTCCCGGCCCTGCCGCCACCCGTGCGGCTATGGTTGCTGCTGCGGCAGCCGCCGCAAAATCTCCGCGTGCTCCTCCTGGATCTGCTGCACTGCCGTGGTACGGCCCCGGATCTGGTCTTCCTTGGTTTCCAAAACAATCGCGCGAATCGCCTTTAACTGATCGATCTCATCACGCTTCATTTCCGTTAGCCGTTCCTGAGTCTTGGCGATGGACTGGAGGGTTGCGCTTTGCTCAACCTGTACCTTCTCGATGCGCTCGATAAAGACCAGGTGCCGATCTGCCAGCGGCTTCACCACGTTCGCGGCCAGCCATTTGCCCATGCGATAGATCGCCACCAGGACGCTCACCAAGAGCGCTCCCATGATGCCAAACTGCTGCACCAGCTGCACGTAGTCGATCTGGGCTGGCATCATCACCTCATGGGCTAATTGAGAGTTTCAACAGAAACATTGGTTGAACTTATCGTGTTGTCCGGATCGTTCACCACCCCCCAGACAAAGGTCACGTCCAGGATCTGCGAAGCCGTGGTATCGATCGTCGTCGTCGACGTGTTGACCATCGCCGACGTCAAGAACGCCACCCCGGCCGCCTCTTGGCGATCCGCATACCCCTGGCCAAAGACGGTCCCCGAGGCCCCAGTGGTCCGGCAGGTAATCTCCGCGTCCAGTTGCCAAAGCGAATTCGATATCGCAATAGTGGGAGTAATGGCCCCCGTGTCGAGCACCGTGGTGGCGCCGAGCTTCACCCGCCAGCGCATGGTTCCAGCGGTGACGGCATCCGTGCTCCAAAACCCGCGGGCCCGGATGCGGATCGTCTTGCCGGCGGTCAAGCTGTTGGCCGCGAACGTCAGTGACCCGACCCCGGAGCCAATCAGAGTAGCTTCGGTAGTGCTCGCCACGGTGGCGGTCGCGGTGGCGGTGAAAGCCGTGACGGTGCCCTTGCCGGGGCTGCCCGCCACGCAGGAAGTCACGATCCCGCCCTTGGTCACAATCGACGTGGGATTCGCATAGGTAGCGCCCGCGTCCCCGAGCGTCCCGTTGACGCTGAATCGCGGCACCGTCGAACCGTCGTTGTGGGTGAGGTCGCACCCCTTGACGCCAGCGAACGCCTGGATGGAGAGGAACATCGAGCTGCCGCCGTCGGCGACTTGGAGCTTCCATTGCCCCAAGGTGGAATTCGTCTCGATCCGCTGGGTCGTCACGCCGCCGTTGTACACGACGATGGCCTGGGTGTGCTTGATCCAAATGTCATTCTCAAAGTAGCTTTTCCCCAGCTGCTCCAACGTCACGCCTGCAATCGCCAGTGAGGCTCCGGTCCCGATCCCGAGAGAGAAGACGGCCTTGTTGCCAGCACCGAGAATCTGGTCCGAGAGGTTGACGATTCCCTTCGCGGTCAGGGAAGCTTCGACGAGCGCCTGGAACGTGGGGGCCGACCCCGTGGTGCCGGTCAGGACCAGCCCCGTGGTGCCGGCGGCCGTGACCTGGACGGCGGAGGTGCCGTTGCCCAAGATGACGCCGTTGGCGGTCAGGGAGGTAGCCCCGGTGCCACCACTACCAACCGGTAGGGTCGTGAGACCGCTGACCACGATACCGCCGCGAACGTCCACCGAAACCATGGCATCCTGAGATTGGACACCGAAGAGCGTTACCCCTATCGCACTGGTGGTAGCGTAACGCGCAATCTTTCCAGCCTGACGAATCTCAAATACCATACCTGTAATGGTGTCGTAAAAACTCGCATTGGCTGAACTGCCGGCAAGATCAATCACGACCAGGGTAAATTCGTTGTCTCCGGGGGCAAAACTACCGATATTTATACTGCCGATTGAAGTTGCAGGCGTGCCGATTGTGACCCGCCAATTAATTGCGTTCTCAGCCTTCATCACCACCGTGTCGTCAAACCTTTTTTCACCGTCGCCCAACGTCTGAGCCGTCAGCGACACGATCCCCCGCTGGGTCGCCGAAGCATCCGCGTGGTCGATCCGGGCCACCCCGGCCGAAGGCGTGCTGACCACGTAGCCGTCCACCTGGTCGAATTCCAGCGTGGTGACCATCGTGACGGTCGGGCCGAGATCGACCTCGCGAACTGTCAGGGTGCCGGCGGAGGGCTGCGTGAAGTACCAGAACTCGCCATTGCCCAGGAACAGCTCCACAATGCTGTTCGTCGCCACCGTGGTACTGCCGGCCACCTCGTAGGCCGGATTGACCGTCGTACTGCCGGACAGGCCGCCGTCCAGCACCTGGGTAACGCCCGTGCCTGTGCCATCACCCTGCATCTCGACCCACGAGTAGGCGCTGCCAAGAACCCCCGTGATCTTGGCCAGAATCCGGCTGCGGTCTGCCTCGCGGAGGTGTAGGCCCGTGACGTCGTTGAAACTCGCCGGCGCCGTGAACGTGGTGAATGAATCCACTAGTCCGGTCAGCCGGTTCATTTCCTCGGACGAGGGCCGTTGCCCTTCCTCAAATTCCCTAAACTGCCGGACCGTCATACCCAACCCTCAAAGTTTGCGCCGCTTACTGGATTTTCTGGACCAAACTTCCCGAAAGCGCTTGCACTTCAACTGTCGTCCCGTGATCCTGGGACTGGCCAGCTAGGAGAACAACCATGCAACGAGACAATGCTTTCCTCACCATGGGCTGCTGTGTGCTCGGCGCCAGTCTGGCGATCTCAGGCTTTTGGTGGACTCATCAATCACTGCCGGCCGAACAGAAAACAGCCCCCGTCCTAGCAGAGCCGGCCGAACCTGAGCCGTCAGTCCAAGCTCCACGTCCCAGCACAATCCCCATTCTTACATTCAACCTCAATGATCTCTTTGCTGCCTATCGGACCAATCAGATCGCCCTCTATGATAACTACCTGGATAAGCAGCTCTATATCATCGGCCGCATCTCCTTAATCCCCAGCTCTCTGGACCAGGAAATTAGTGGCATCGTTCTGGATGATTACAAAGGACACTTCGGGTTCTGTTATTTCGATGCCAGCCACCGGCCACAGTTGGCGAAACTCATCCCCGATCATGAGATCAAGATTTTGGGTGCATTTAGAGGAGAGCAATACGACCGCCTCGTTTTCACTCATTGCCAAGTTATCTCCGTCGATGCCGTGTCGGCCAGCACTCGGCAGGACTTTGCCTGGAGCCAGAGCATAAAAAAACTCAGGGGGGAGTCCCCCTCCAAGAACACCATGTTAGGCTGGCTTAAATAGCAGCTTGAAATCCGTGCTCTTGAAAAGTCTGTCCCCGGTCGACAATCCATTGGCGGTCGCAAGTTCCCAACTGAGCGTCTCGTTGGGTGCTGTGCCCTTGCGCCGCAGGAAGAAATTGTGGTCGCCCCCACCTCCCAGAATCGGTTCCTTGTATTTCACATGATAGTGGATGTCATACAGACGATCCCCCAGGGCCGAGCGAATTGGTTTCAGGTCCGCATTCAGCAGCAGCAGCGTGCCGGTCGGAAACGTCCCCAGTGGCGTGACGAAAGCAGCGTTGTTGATGGTTCCCTGGGCGTCGGCGATCTTGGCGAGTGGTAGGTTGGTCTTCGGGATCAGGTGCCAGATGAAGTCAATCTGCCATGTTGGAATCAATAGCGGCAACCCGAAATTCACGGGCTGCTTATCCGCCGTGATCCACCTCATGAATCCGACCGGCAGCGTGAGGAACTCGGCATATGGCTTGAACAGAATCGTCACGTAACGCAGCAGCCTGGACTCATCCGGCACCCCGGCAGCCTGTACCTCGTCATCTTCCTTGACCTCGTACGTCAGGCTCTCGTACACGACGGTTAGTCGTCCGGTCTTGTAGACGGCGGTGTCGTCCGTGGTCTTGTCCCGGAAACCGATACCCTCCAGCTTGGTGATCCGTGTCGCGTAAATCCACGGATTGCCCATCGCGTCGAGAAAGTCTGGGTGAAACGCCGGGGTGAGGCGCGACACGTACTTGATGTTGCCGGTCCCGGTCTTGATGCTGGGAAAGCCGAGCAGCTTGTCGGCGAAGCTCAAGCTCTTGGTCCAGTCGCAATCGAGCATGCGGGTCACGCGGGCGCCGTCATTCTCCAGAATCTCGATCGGCGACCCGGGAACATGCTCGATAAATGTGATGCCGCGGAAGATCGCCACCACTCACCTCCCGGCTCCGAGGTTCAAGACTGGGAGGGACTGAGCGATCACTGCCGTGTTGGCGGCGGTCTGCTGAAAATACGAATTATTCTGGATCTCCATTGCGAGTTTTTCTGCTTCAATGGGACTCTGCAATGCTGCCAGCTGGAATGATTTGCTTATCTGGTCGATGGCCAAGAACTGTGGCGTAGGCCCCGAGATGGAGGTCACGATTTTGTCTTTCTTCTCGCTCGGCAATTGTTTGCCTTCCAAAATATCCCTAGCTCCCTTGAAGGTCTGGATACGCTTTTGCAATGCCACGACCTTGTCCTTGGCAACTTCTTGGGCCGCAAAGCCAGTCAGCAAGCTCTTCACCACATTCACTGGATCTCGGCCGAGTGTGCCTTTCAGCTCTGCGCGCGCCTGTTCCTTTTCCTGCTCAAGCAGGCCGATACGCTCCTGGATCAAGCGCTTTTTCTCATCAGTCGTTTTGGAACTGCCGAGAATGCCCTTGACTTCTTTATCTTCGGCGACCTGCTGCACGGTCGCCGACGTGGTTTTCGTCTTCTGATAGGCTTCCGCTTCAGCCCGCAGCCCCGCCAGCTTCACGGCTAGAACTCCAACGGCCGTTGCCAAAAGCAAAATTCCAGCAATCGCGGGATGAGCCCCCAACAGCAGCAGAGCTGAGCCGATGAGTTTTATCACCGGGACCAGACCCATCAGCACGGCAATCAGTTTGCTCGCAACAAAGATCGCCCCCGTGATCCCAAGGACCCACAGATTCCACTTGACGATGTTCTCCTTGGTCTCGTCGCTCATGCCGCGGATATAGTTCCTGGCCCCCTGGATCACTGCAATTGCCTTCGTGAACGCTGGAATAAACGCTCGTCCAATCTCGCCCGACAGCAGCCGAATCGACCCCGTGAAAGTGTTGATCGCATCCGGCGAAGCCGAGGCAACGAAGCCCGTGATGGCTGCGGCGCCGGTCAAGAAAATCCGAGCCGACGCGGCGGTGAACTCGCTGATGCGATCTTGAAGCAGCCGAGTGGCCCGCTCAGCCAACTGACGCTCTCGCTCCAGCTGCCTTTGCAGCGAGCCGCGCAGGCCGATGGTGACAAATGCTGTGCCGAGTGGGATATTAGGTCCCGCCATTGCCCTGCTCCCTCTGGTACTGCTGCCATTGCAGCTCTATTTGGTGATCCTTCAACCCGCGCCGTTTCCACACGGCCCAGAAGACGTCCCGATAGGGCTGCTGCCGCTTTGGTTGCGAGCGATCCCGCTCCTCGCCTCGGAAGTAGATGTTGCGAGCCTGGTATGGGGTCAGGCGGCCAATCTCCTGGAGGGTGAGGTTAAACGGCTCTCGGACCAGCACCGAACAGATCCGATCGAAACTTACGTGCTCGCCGCCGCTGCCGGCTTCTTCCCAAAAGGGTCGGCATTGGCCTCGTCGATCGCCCGAAATACCTCCGCCTGGTCCTCCTGGAGCATCTCCTGGACCAGCATCGGCGTGACCTCCGGATGCTCCCGCTCCAGCAGCATCCACACCAGATGCTTCAGATGCGGCAGCGCGCTGAGCGACGTAACCGACACCTGGGCCCCAAAGCTGTAGACTCCGGCCGTGATGTCCCGACTCGTCTGCGCCCGCAGGGCATCGACTTCCTCCTTGGGCAGACACTTGGTTGCCCGGAGGTAGGTCTCCCACGCCTTCTGTTCCAGGTGTTGCTCAAACTCCGCCTGGATGTCGTAACTCCAGGGAGCGAGCCGGTAAGTCTTGCCCCGAAATTGAAGCGTGGAACCATTCCCCAGTGCTCGACTAATTTCACCCATAAACTATGCCGGATAGGTAAATATGCCCTTGGATTTGGCCGTGAACGACACCTCGACCTTGCCCCGCACTTCGGCCGTTACAGGGGTTGTGGTGACGAGAACGCTCGGGAAATTCCAGAATGCCCCCGTGGTGTCATTGAGGAAGAGTTTCACGTTCAAAAGCGTCTGGCCTGTCACGATGTTGGGCGGGTTGGCGAAGTTGCTGGCCGCCGAGTCCCAATCGGCATCGACCGTGATTTCCGCATCGACAATGCCAGAAATGCGATCAGCAAATCCAGCACCCTCGAAATTGGTGATGTCCAGTTCTTCGGCCGTGGGGTTGACGTTCCAGCGGCGGGCCGTATAGACGGTGGCGCCGATCCGGACCTTGGCGTTCTTCGCCGAAACAGGAGTGAAAGCCATGGTTCATCCTTTCAGGCCGAAGAACCGATGATGGTGATTTTGATGGTCGCGACGTTGGCTCCATCCTCGTTGACGATCTTGAGGCCGTCGGCCGATCCAGCGGTGACGGCATACATGGTGGCCCCGGGGCCGGCCAGAAAGAAGCAGCCACCGTTGTAGACCCGCACGCGAGGGTTGGTGCCGGCTACCCAGGTATTCCACGGGCTGGCATGGTCGCCGATCAAAATCGACGTCGCCGTGGTGTCGTTGGTCAGCTCGACCTTGATGGCCTTGACGCGAGCGAACGTGATGACGTTGCCAAAGAAGTCGGTCAGGGAACCGGCTAGGTCCAGGTTGAGCGTCCCGCCCCCCGCAATGGTGGTCTCGGTGCGATACATGCGATCGCCGGTCCCGGTCGCTCCGGTGCCGTCCGTCAGGCTCTTGGAGTACGTGTCGGTATTGCTGTTGGCCGTGTTGCCCCCCGTGAGGACATTCTCCATGTTCCAACCGATCACCGCCTTGATCTGGCCCACCGCAAGCGTGGTTGCCATGCTGTACCTCGCTAGTATGTTTTGCGCACGATCGTGCGGTATTCAACCATCGCCTCGTAGACGATCTCCCCGGTTGGCGAACGGGCCAACTCGGTCGAGCTGACCTGGTAATTCGTCCGCTCCAGTTGGATACTCACGGCCCCCGTGATGGTCAGCGTCCCCCAGTCAAATGCCGTCTTGACCAGCGTCGCTATCGCCTCTGCGGCCGCACACCCCTGGGCGTAGCAGAGGAACTGAACCGACCCTTCCTCAACGTATTCGCGCTCGAACGTCCAATCCGGTACCTCGCCACCATGGATCAAAGCCACGAACGGGAGGGCTTTGCCCTCCGGCACCTGGCTAACCCAGATGCCGGAGGGCACAGAGGCCGTCAGATCGAAGTCGGCCGAAAACTTCTCCACAATGGCTCCCAGCAGCGTTGTGGCCATCAAGGGGCCTCGCTAAGGTGTATTGCTCTGGAAGCCACTGATTTGGGACCCTTGGGCGCCGCCCATGATGTAGGCCAGTTCCCTGCGAATCCGCACCATCGTCACGACTAACCACTCGTGATCACCCCGGCCCCTGCTCAGCTCCAACCATTTTCCATACTGCACGTTGGTGCCTACGCGGGCCAACTGGACGTCCCCGTATTCCATGTATTGGTACGTGATGCTGCGTCGCAGATGGCCTGACAGTTTTCGCGGATACGCTCCCTGGGTGGCCTTGACGGTCGCGACGTAGCCGATCACTCGCTGGTAACGAATGATAATTCGGCCCCTCACCCTGAGGCGTGTTCGAACTCGCATAAGCACGCGCCTGCGCGGCGCCGGAACGCTCAGGACCTCCTTGAGTCGGCGTGTCGCATGGATGGCCGCAGCCCGGACACCTAGGCCACCGAGCCGGCGGATTTCCTGCGTCACGTTTCGACCATTCCAGCGGAATTGCACGCTAGATTCTCACCTGCTCCCCAAGCACTTCCAGGAATCCTTCCATGGACCCGATCGGCCGATTCTCGTTGTACTCAATCACCCGGATCGTCAGCCCGTCGCTCGTCTGCACCACGTCCCCGTTGTCCACGTCCGTGCCCAGGGGGAGGAAGATCCGGTGGGTCACCGGGATGGTGAGCATTTGATACTGAAGCCGCTGCCTTGAGCTCAGGCTCTCGACCCTCGCCGGCACCTCCGGAGCCTTGTCGGTGAACGGCAGACGGGTGCTGCCGCCGCTGGTGTCCTTGGCGGAGGTGGGACGCCTGATCGTCACGGAGTCCTGGGCCAGCAGCGCATCGAGGCTCATATCGTCACTTCGTTCTCTAGCTGTGATCTGGATTGGCTTCGAGTTCGATCGCGGGCACGTACTGCCCGCAAGAGAATTCGGAGCGCCTTGGCCTCGCACTCCATCTTGTCAAGCTGCTGTCTGATATCATCTGCACAAAGTGACTCAACAGCAGCAACAGCGTCAAAGTTGTCCAAACTCATATCGCTACCTCCCGGTAACGTGACAGCAACTGCCGGATCGTCCCAATCTCGGCCGCCGCACGCCCGCCTCCAGCTCCCCCAGCAGCGAAGAGGCTGTACTGATACTCACCGAGCCGCTCGGATTGCGGCGAGTCCCCGCCAAACTTCGACGTGCGCCGCAGCATCGCCACGTACAGGTTCGCCGCCAGCTCGATGTCCTTCGGCATCGTGGTCGTGCTGAAGCCCGCGATGTACACGACCTTGATGTTGCCCCCGCGCGGGAACGGCGGTTCGTGGGACAGACCGCCGGTCCTGTCCTCGTACCACGAGGGGTAGAACCCGCGGCTGTTCGTTGTCATGGTCCACACGCGCCCGATCCGCTCGACATGGCCGCGCCGGCTCACGGGGCTGCCCGCAATCGTCGCGTCGTACACGAGAGCGTAATCGGTCCCAGAGACCAGCAGCGTCGTGGCATCGAATGCCCCCGTGGCCTGGCCGTAGTAGGCCCCGGAGTCCACGTGGATGGTCGTAATGGACGTCACCGGCCGCTGCCGCAACTGCAAGATCGGCAGCCCGTCCCCCGAATAGAATTCCGTGTACGTAATCTGCTCAAAATCACGATCTGTCCAGCTCTTGATGGCCGCCGACGCCGCCTCGACCAGGACCAGAAGACGGGAGTTCTCCTGATCGGTCTTGAGGCCGAGGAAGCATTTCACCTTGTCGAGCGTCGTCAAAGCCATCGTTCACTTCGTCAAGTAGTTAGCACCCGCGGCGGGTCGCATGTCCCGCCGCGGGTAGAGCGGGCTGGCTGAGCCAACCGATTTCACGCTGATCACCTTGCCCTGCTTCAGCAGGAGCCGGGCTGCCGCGGCATCGATCACCACGGAGCCGCCGTCACGGAGCATCAGGCGGTAGTAGATCATCGCTATCCCTTGCGGTCGATCGTGCCGTGGAGCGCCACGTCTACCTGGCCGGCTGCCGAGGTGAAGACCTTGGGCCAGGTGCCGAGTTTGCAATAATGCGGCACGTTCAAGCTGATCGTCACCGTCGAGGCGGCCCCCTGGATGGTGCGGGCGATGATCTCGCCCGCCGCCGCGGCGTTGTTGACGCCGTCGTAGATAGTCACGGTCAGGGCCGTGGCCCCCACGGCGATCGTCAGATCCGAGACAATCACCCAATCGGTAGCAGCCAGCGTGATCGCCACCGTGGAATCGGGGCCGTAGAGCAGAATGCGGGCCGCCGTCTCCGTGAGAGCGCTGGCATCAGCGCTCGAGAAGTCGCCATGAACCGGGATACCGAGAGGAATCTTCATCATCACTCCTCTCAGCGCAGTTGAACAACCTTGACCCAGTCGATGTCCAGAACCGCCTGATCGGTTCCGGTCGCGTGCACCGTGAATCCAGGCGTCAGCGCCAGCACCGGGATATTGGCCGTCAGCAGCAGCGTCGCATTTGCGACACCATCGACGTAGAACGTCACATCGGTAACGCCCCGCACCACAAAGCCGAGCTTCACGTAAGTCGCGGCCACCAAGGTTTTGACAGCCGCCACGGTGCCCCGCACGGTCGCCTTCTCGCTTGAGGCGACCAGCACGCCATCGCCGGTAAAACTCTCAAAGCCAATGCCATCACTGATCGTCAAAGCCGATGTGGCAACCAAGGTAGTGTCCAGCGCGGTCAGTCCGAAGAAAAAATCCCCGCTGACATGAGACACTTTGAGTCTGGTTTCAAACCAGAGATCCTTGCCCGCCGCAGGAATAAAGTCAACCCCAGCGGATTGAATTTGCGGGCCCTGGCCGTCTGTAATGGCGCCGGCATCCAGCGTCGCAACCCCACCAGCCAGCACCCCCGCCACAGCGGTGCCGGTCGTTGCCGCGGTCAAAATCCAGTTGTCAGCCGCCTTGGTGAGTTGATGAAAATCGTCGAAATGGATATGCCCCACAGTGGGGTCTTCCATGATTGCCAACAATGGACAGCTCTGCCACAGACTCGTCCCCTTGGCCGGAGACAGCAGATCATCGGTGAAATTGAGCTGCGGTCCCGAAGAACCGAGACCGCCGGCATAGTAAGATTTTGTGGACATTGAGTGTACCTCTTGTTAGGGACGAACCCAGGGGCATGGCCCCAAACAAGATTATAGGGCAGACGGCAGCACGGCCTGGGCATAGCGCGGTTCGCCGAGGATGTAGAGCATGCAACCCAGCTGGGCGTTGCCGCCAATGTCCGCGACGCGCCCGCGAATGTGGTCGAACCCACCATCCACGTCCAGCTCATCGGAATCGAACTCCACCACCCAAATGGCCTGGATTTCGGCCGAGACCAGGTCCGTGTAGGTGGCAGCCGCAGTCTGATCGACGCGCGTGAACGTTCCCACAGCCGTCAAGGTGCCTTGCTTGACGTAGATGTTCCGGAACGTCAGCGCCTTGGCGCCGGTACCGGTGTTTGTCGTCGCCTGCTCCATTGTCAGCGTCGGGTCGTCCCCGGCCGTGCCTGCGGCCTTGAAGAGCACGACCGAGACGTGGTGGTAGTTCTTAAGCGATACCCAATCGCCGTCGTTAGCCGCCGTCTGCATATCGACCGGGACAAACCCGGCGGAGAGGTTGTTGTTCTCACAGAAACGCATATAAAGACTCCTTAAGCTAAGCTATCAAGCTAGGGACGTACCCAAGCTCAGGATCACGCGCGGGTATCAAGTACAACAAAGGGCGACTGCGTCGCACTCCCTTTGAATGGCGTCAAGGCCGAGTTCCACCAGGGTTTTCCATCGATTCTGAACGTAAACCTATATACCATCTGGTCTGTCAAGAATTCGACGTGCATCGACATCGCGGGCTTGATGGCTCCCTTGGTGGCGGTCACGTATTGGGACATATCGGCCAGGATGACGTCTCCTTGGGTGCCGAGCGTGGGGTTGAACTCGGTAGGGACCACGGGGCGCCCGTAGAGCGTCGCGTACATCGCTTGGCTGAGACCACCAGGGGGCATGTAGACCAGCTGACCGCTCGTCCCAATCGCCACGTTCATCAGGTGCAGCTGACGCTCGGTATCCTGGTTGATAAGCCAGACTGCGTTACCCCGACTGGCTGCATGGAGGCGCTTCCACATTTCGGCGATGTTCTCGCTCACGATCGTCGCCGCCGGCTGGCCAGCCTCCTTGGCGACACTGACCAGGCAATCCGACAGCAGAATGCCAAGAGGCTTGCCCGCGCCCTCGCCATTGATGATGGCATCGCCGACCAGGAAATTGATTTCCTCGGCTGCAGCCTTGGAGATGTATTGCTCCAGCATGGAGCCGCCGTCATCCAGCAGCTCCTCAGTTACATAAACCACAACTTGGAGCTTGTAGGGTTTCAATTCAATCTGCCGGAACTTCGGCTTGCTGGCCGTGAACGGATCGCCTTCATCGACCCAGAATCCACGGACTCCACCACGGCGAGAACCAGTGGCACGAGAGGTTTCGTCAATGGCTCGTAGCTTGATGGAGTTGGACCCGATCGAGAACGAGTCCGTGCGATCCAGAAGATTCTCGGTGTTGTGCATGATCTCCCGAATGCCGGCCGCAAACTCCGGCGCCAGCAGAAACCCGCCATCCGAGCTAATCGCCTCCCCAAGACCCGTCGCGGCCTTGAGATAGTGTTCCTTCGGCTTGAGCCGCTCATCCATACCCCGCTGGGCGTAGTAGTTCCGGACAGCCTTCAGCTGCTCCCCCATCGAGGACCAGCCGAAGCGCTTCAGCTCGGTATCGTCAACCGCCGTGGCCGCCACCTTGTCGGCGCCGGCGATGACGGCCTGGGTATCGCGCACAGGCCGCTGGGCCGCCTTCAACTCATCCCGTAATCCTTGAAGTGCCTTGACGACTTCCGTTACATCGACTTGCTTTTCGATTTGCTCGGGCGCTTTCTCGGGGACCGTAGCGGTCGCCATTTGCTGAACCTCACGCCGGCAAAGCAAAAACCCCGTGGAAGATCGGTTGATCTTCCGCGGGGTTTGCTCGCTAGGCTCAGGTGAGGAGCAGCAAATGGGCCGCTGGTGGGACGCGGAGGGTGCCGTACCCAGGCCGCTATTTATGTGTTATACTAGTTCCTTTGTCTGCAATCTTACTGCGGCGATGCCGCCTCGGTGGACATCCAATTCAACCGCTCCAGTCCCGGTAAAGCCCGGCTGAAGGACTCGCCGCAGCAGTTCGTCCAGGGCGTGCTGGGCACGTGCTGCCTTTTCGCGAAGCCCTTCGTCCGGAGATAGTCTACCGCTCTGGGTCACGTTAATCAATCCGTCCCGTGGCAATTCGGAGTTCGCGCCGCAGGGTCGCCATCTCTTTCATGACCGGCGACCAATCCACCGAAACCGTTGGGCCCGTGCAATCCTCCGCCGGAACCTCAACCCGATAGACGCTCTTCTCCTTCGACTCCTCATCCTCCTCATCCTCCTCATCGCCCTTATCCTCTGCCATCTCGATGCCAAGATCAAGGTCAGGATAGTCCTTTGCCGCCGCGGCCGCCAGCATAGGGAGAATCCGCTCGTACAGCTTCCGCACCGCAATCCCCGGTTCCAGCATCGGCAGCTTGCCCTGGATGTGGGCCGCCAGCTCCATGAGGCATTGGGCGCCAAGCGGCATCTGCTGCTCGGTCGCCTCGGCGTCATCACCTGTGTCCTCGCTGTCGCTATCATCGTAGGCTTTCGCGTCGCTCACAGGGCCGCCCTCCGGTTCGATCTTGCGCTGACACACCCTCGCCACCACGCCGTCCACCAACGGCTCTTCACGGGCCGTTTCGAGTTGGCACTCGCTCTCGGGAAATTGCTCGACCGTCCATGCATCATTTGTCTCGGTCAGCTTATCGGCCGAGCGTCCGTGCGCCCGCAGCCATCTGACCGCATCCTCCCACTCAGGATACCGTGTCCTGGGCAGAATCACAGCCTGAATGTCCGTCCCCCGCTCCTTTTGCTCGGGTTGCACCAGCACCCCGCCCTCGGAGGGCACGGCGGTGCCGAGGCCCGTGGCAGCCTTGACCGGCACAAACGGCTGCAGTGCCTTCCTGAGCTTCTGACTAATCTTGGCGCCGTCGAGATCGTCCAGCATCAGAGCCTCGGGATTGCTCGGCACGCCTACGATACTGAACTCCAGCAGCTCCCAGCGCTTGAATAGCCATCCCTGCCACTGCTGCCCGACCGTCTCGCCGTTGCGCCGCCCCTTCTTTTCGGGCAATCGCTCAGCCTCCAGGGGGAAGAACCCGATGCTGGTGGCGTTCAGGAACCCGCGCTTGACCTTGCCGTAGATGTAGACCGAGTCCGGATCGGCCTGATCGAAGTAGCAGGTGGCGAGGATGCGATCCGACTGGATCGAGACGGACAGCCGACCGTCCGGCCCCATGGCCTTGCCAATGGGAATCGGATGCTGCTGATGATTCAGGAAAATTACCGGATTCTTTTTATAGCCATCTAGGATGCAACCCTTAGGAATGACGATATCACCGTCACGATCTTGCTTACCGGTACTAATTACGAAAGTGGCAGACATTACCGCATCATCAGTTCCAAGGAATGAAGCTGTCGGATCGACTAGTTGCAACTGATTCCTGCCGGCAAGCTTTGTCGCGTAGCCTTGCAAACTACCAATCGAAAAGCCTTTGCTGTCCGTCAAAGACCTGGCCATTCGCTCCTGGCGTTTGCTTACCGCCCTGATAATCCCGTTGGTCCTCGTCATAGTGGCCACCCGGTAGTCTTCCTTTTCGCTTTCCCGTCCGAGGCTGATAATCCCCTCGATCACGGTGAAGCTTGCGATGGCAGTTCGAACAAATCACTTCGCATTTCTTCGCTTCGGCAATCGCATCTTCAAGCCTTCCTCTTCGAGCCAAAGTCGAGACACTTTCTACCTTTGTTTCTCTATCATCATGATGAAAGTCTAGGCAGATCGGGTCATTTTCTCCACAGAACTTACAGCCCGCCTTTTGCTTGATGTCATCAAAAACCGTCTTGATCTTTGCCGAACGTTCGCGCGTTTTTTGACAATGCTCTTTCTTGTTCTCCAAATATCGCTTGCGGCCGTATTCGCTTTGCCGTTTCTTTGACTGTGGTTTGTCTCGATATCTTTGCTCTATCTCATGCCTCGCCACCTTACTTCGCTGTCGATACGCTCTTGCGTATTCACGGTTGTAGGTTCTTCGCTTCTCGATCTGTTCCGGCGTTTTACTAGAATGCTTTCCAGGCATGTCAGCCTCACTTTCAGGTTGACGGCTCAGGGTGGGCAACGGTGTAACGACCGCTGCCTGCCCGCTATTTTACTCAACTCGTATTCGGAGTCAAGACCTCTGTCATGGAACATTGGCAGTGGGGGTGTCTTGGCGGATGAAATACGGATGCATATGGTCCAGTTCCGGCCACAACAAACGGCTGGCCTAAAGGCACCTCCACGCCATCCAACGGAAGACACAAGGGGCAAGCGTCCGAGCTGGCAAGCCATCTGACGCCCGCCACCACGCCACTCTCCTCTGCTGCGATCAGTTGGCCAGCGTGGACGGCACGACTGGCCTCGGTGGTCGCAATGCGAAATGCCCGCGCCGGATCGTCGAATATCTCCTGCACCCGAGCCGTCAGTTCCCGCAGGGCCTCGCCGCGCTCCAGGCCGGCCGATAGCTCGCGCCGCAGGTCCTGGATCGCCTGACCGACATCACGAGTCGCGGTCTGGTTGGTGGCATCGCAGAAGGCGAACACGGCATCTCGGATCGCGTCCAGGACGCGCGGGTTGAAGACGTCGAAGCTCGGATCGAACACATCTAGGATGCGTTCGGGGGCGCCCTCGTCCTTGCGTATCGTACCATACACTCGCTTGCGTGCCCTCAGCTGCCTCCTGATCCGCCTTATCGCCGCCCTGATCCCCTCCGCGTAGTACCCGTGCAACAGCGGCTCCATCGCCGTGGCCATCGGCTGCGTCCAGTGGTTGAGCGACGGCACCCGCTCGGGATTGGCCCGCAGCTTGGCCACGACCTCACGCTGCTGGCGGCGGAACAGTACCCGCAGGGCGCGAGCGATCTTGCGGCCCGTGGGGATGTCGCGGCCGTGCCGGGAGTCAATGGTGCGGAGGATCAGACGCACGGACTCTGCACCTCGATTAGCGCATCATCAGCAAGCCATGCCGAACGACAGGTCACGTCTTCGACTTTGATCTCATTGTGATCAAAAATTGGATATGGTTCACCAGGAGCAGTCATGGGAAAATCTTCGCTTTCCAGCATAAGGCCAATGAGATCACGATCAAAGTATGCCAAGGTCGCCTTAATAACCTTGGCGTCAGCCGGAATACCTGTGATCTTGAACGTGCGCTTACCGTCCATGCCCTTGAGCAACTCGAAGAGCAGTTCAGGAGACACCTGCAGTATTTTGCGCCGCATTCCCGCCATCACCAATCCTCCCGCCGCTTCACCTGCCCATTGGCAAACGACGCCGACAGACGTCCAGCCGACCCGTCCGGAAGTTCATCGCCATTAGCGCCTGCCGGCGGCTGTCCCTCTCGCAGAGCTTGCGCTGCGGTATCCGCTCGCTCCGCCTCGTCCGCCGCCGCTCCGACGGCCGACAACTCCGGGAACTGCTCCGGCTCATTGAGCGGATACTCCTGGATACCGATCGGCAGCATCGGATTGTCCCCGCCGTACTCGTAGGGTGCGTACCCGATCTCCTGTCGAACCTCGTTGATGGTTAGGACTCCGGTGGCGAGGTACTTCTCGTGTTCGGCCAGTTTCTGCACCGGGTCCTCGGGGGTGCAGTCGTCCCAGTAGACCCGGATACGCCTCTGCTCGTCGTAGCGGCTGGCGATCTTCTCGGTATAGGTGTCCCCAATCATTTTCGTAAGCGGGTTGATGGTGAAGCTGCAAAACCACTGCAAAACTGCCAAATTGCTCCCGTAGGTCATGCCCTCGGAAAACATCGCCGCCTGTCGGGGGACGCCGAACAGCCCCAGGATCATGTCGCGCATCTGGTCGCTGGAGGCGGAGAAGTCCATCTCGCGCGGACTCGTCATGTAAGGCTTGATGTCCTTCACGCCCGCCAAGATCACGGGTCGGCCCGCTTTCGTTGGTCCGCTGAAGCGGCTCATGAAGCGCTGCTCGATCCGTTCAATGTCCTCCCTCGTGGGGTCAATCGTCTTCTCATCGAGCAACAGCATCGGCCCCAGCTGCGCGACGTTGGCGAATGCATGCCAGCGCGATTGCGAGATCGCCTCATCCTGGTCGATCCACCGGCTCCCGGCCGTCGTATGTGCCCAACCGTCGATCTTGCTGATCGGGGACTTGAACTTGAGATGCACGATCTCCTTGGCTGGCAGCGTCTCCATGCGTGCCGTCGCATAAACGGGTCGGATGTCGTAGTCGGTGATCACGCCATCGCTTTTGTTCGCCCGAGGCCAAACCCAGTGGCTTGGCAAAATCCACGCTTCGGCCGGCAGTCCCAGACTATCGGGCGGCAACCAGATGTAAGCATTGCCCGTGAGATAGAGAAAGATCACCAGTTCTTTCCAGAAGTCCGAGGCGGTGTCCGGCTCATTGGGATTGCTGAGCAACCGCACGAGGCGATGGTCGCAAGGCAGCGGTTCCAGGTCCTCGCTCTGCGTAATCTGCGTCATGGCCTTGCGGCGCCCGCGCAGGGTCACGCCCTTGTAGCGATAGCGCTTGAGCCGCTGATCCAGCATGGCTGGTCGCACCACTGCGGCATTCGGCTGGAGTTGAGCCACCTTGTTGGCAATCGAACTGATCGCAATAAAGGTCCAGTACTTGTAATGCTTGACTTGCTCGGTGCGGGAGTCGGTCCAGGTGTTGCCGGCGTAGCTGCTGCCGTACCCGGGGGCCGACAAGGAGGCCATGAGCCGCGAAGCACGGGATTTCGTGAAGCGTCCGGCGAGCCAGGATGTCAAGGCGCTGAAGATTCCCATGGCGGTTAGTATGTGGACAGGGAAGAGATTATGTCAAGTCGTGCTGCTCCCGCATCACCAGCACCACGATCGTCTCCTGCTGCTTCCGGATCATCGCCAGCAACTGGGGCACCCAGGTGCGGGCGCCGGCGATAAAGCAAGCATCAGGCTCGTACCATATCTGCTGATGGTTGCGAGGTCCGTAATACAATTCGTGCCCGTTGTTCCACCACGGCCCTAGCGTCGCCGCCCGCTCAGTCGCCTCAATCTGCCGCAGCTGCGCCTCGGTCAGCATCGCTTACTCCGTGAGCATGACAATGACTTTCTCTGGTCCAACCATTCTCATTAGCTCTTGGAGCGGCTGTTGGGACTGTCTCTCCTGCTCTGGAATCGACGAAAGCGGCAGCCACTCACCAAACGCAGCAGCCTGTTTCTGGACCCAGCCAGGAACTTCCAGCGACGCCAAGGAAGGGACCTCAAGCTCGCTAAGCTGCGGATACTGCGACAGCACGAAGGGCTTGGCCTGGCTGGCAGCCCGGGGCAGTTGATGCGTGTAAAGCTCCTCGCCCGTCATGTAGCCCAGGATGTCGTACACCCCTTCCATCCCGCGCTGCGAAAGCAATAGACCAGACACCACCGTCAGAACATCGCCAATGTGGAATTTCCTCATCTTCACCCTCATGATCAGTCTTCCAAGTCATCGCCACTCTCCCGCTCATCAATCATACTCCTTGGGATCAGTGCATTCCCGGGGCAATCCCAGGGCCCCCATCACCGCAACTGGCTCGGGCAGATCATTGGGTATCGACCTGCAGGGCGGCAAGCCTTGCGATTCAGGATGCATGTTGCCAAGCCAAACAAACGGGTCAGCATCCCCACGCCACAATAGAGCGACACCGTCCTTTTCTGTAGCCTCGATCCGCAGCGTGCCACCGTGGAACTCCCAAATCATGGGCGCCATGGTTTCCCCATCGGCGGCCAGGAACAGCTCGATCTTGCGCGGCCAGGGGATCTCGACATCGTCAATGAGTAGCTTCATCGCTACACCCACACGCCAAGCTTCCTGTATGGTCCCAGGACCAGTTTGGAAAACGCACCGCTCAGAGAATCGACCATGTCGTCATGAGCCGCAAAAGGGAACACGCTCAATTCCTCCAGGAGCATTCTATTCCACGGCCCCCGCACAAGCTTCACGTTCCCCGCCTCGGCCTGACTGGAAAGCGGCTGCGCTCTGGTGACCTTGTCGCCCGTGACCTTGTCGCCGCTGAACGCATAGCCGGCGAGGAGCCGCGTATAGAACTCGATCACGGTCTTGCCTGAGCTGCCAGGCTCCTCCTCCATGGCGATCGCCACGCCCGTACCGTCCAGGGCGGCCGTCTGCTCGATCAGCTGCTGGACTGAGCGAGGCGAGGACCTCGTACGGAGCACGTCGAGGATGTAGAACACACCGTCTTTGGCTCGTCCCAGCAGCACGCCTGCCGTCCAGTCAGGGTCCTTGCCCGGCTCAGCCTCAGTCGCAGCCAGGTCCCAGTATCGGCACCTCGTTAGTCCGTTAGGCGCCGCGTCCACGATCTGGAACCATTCACGCCGGAACAGGCCGCCCGAGTATTCCTCCCAAGAGCCTTCGAGCAGCTGAGCGCGGGTAAACGGGTCGAGCTGGTTCAGAGACGCGATGTAGCCGGCTTGATCGAGATGAGGATTATCGCTAAGGCGTGCAGGTACGAAGAGGCGATCGGCCGATTGCTCTTCGAGGAACCGGTCCTTGACCCAGCCGTGGCCGATGCCGCCAGGATTGCTTGCCGCGCGCATGCGGACCGGTATCTCAGCTGCTGCCAGACGCCGGAGTCGAGAGAACAGATATAGATATTGATTCTCCGGAAACTGCGTAAGTTCATCGAAGAAAACGCCCTGGAACTCGGCACCTTGATAGCGGTAATGATCGTTAACAGAGTCCAGGTAGCCGAAGCTCATGGTGGCGCCGGAAGGGAAATGCCAGGTCTTGTCCTTGGCGTCCCAACGTGCCCCTCCACCAGCCAGCCATTCGGTCGCACGGTCCATGAGCGCCCCGGGCAGAGCAAGATCGGCATAAGTCTTGCGAAAGAGAATCGCTGCATATCCCGGAGTGTCCACGTACTGCAAAGCAGCGAGAAGTAAGGCGGAGGATTTGCCACCTCCAGCGGCCCCACCATAGAGCACCTCAGAGATATCATTAGTGGCCAGGAACACCGTTTGCCTGACCGTTGGTTCCTGCTTCATCCACGGATTGGTCAGCGCCTGGTCGTACGCCTGGAGGCAGTCCAGCCGATCGGGCCATCTCGGCGTCGTATCGGGCGAGGAAGTCGGCGAGTTTGCAGCGATGGTCGTGTTCATGCTTTTGCTTCACTTCCCCGCTGAGGTTCACGTTCACCACCTCGCCGCCAGCGTCACGCTTCTCCTGCTCCAGGTTCAGGGCATCGGCCGCAATCAGCACCCGGGCCGCAATCGAGCGGGCCCGGGAGGACTCCTCGCGGTTGGTGACAATATTGGCCAGCTCCTCGCCCAGCATGGCTCGGATCTCCTCCGGAATCGGCCAGCGCTGCCGCAAGGCTTTGTCAACGAGGCGTGTATCACGCGCCCCAATGGCAGGCGAGATCGTGGGCTTGCCCCCCAAACCCCCCGGTGCAGCGGACTCAGGTTGTAGATTATTCATGCCCTGGTTCCTCGCTCCCCCACACTCTCATCGGCCAAAACCTGGGCGTACTAAATGACCTGCCCCACCCCACGCCCCCACCCGAGCCGCCCTCCCAGTGTAGTGTCGCTGTCAATGAGACTGCTTTGCGTTTAGGAAGTCAAGGCGCCACGGATTGCAAACACGACTTCAGGCAGACGGACCAGCACTTCCTCATTGGCAAACCGAAGTGTCCTAAAACCCTTCTCTTGGAGCACTCGGTCTCGCACCGCATCCTTGGCTTTCTTTTTTAGCTGCCGATGCGAAGGATCATCAATCTCAACTACGAGCTTCTTGGCAGGGCAGTAAAAGTCGGCTATCCAACCAAATAAGATACTTTGTCTGTGAAATCTAAATCCTAGTTTGTTGCATCGGATATGCTGCCATAGTAAGCGCTCACACTGAGTAGCGTGGTTGCGAAGACTTCTGGCCCAAATCCTAGTCTGTAGTGGAACCCAGTTTCTAATCCCATTGCCCTTCGGAAGTCTTTTCCTCAATCGCATGAGTTCCCCTTTTACTACATCTTGTAGTATTCAGCTCTTGCCGCAGTCAAGTCGGTCGCTCACCGGCCAGGATACGGTCGATGAAGTCGGTCCCCAGGGCGGCGAGCGCCGCCTTGTCGTCATCCGTGAGTTGAGGCAGGTGCTTGGGGTCAATGTCGTCGTCGTCCTTGTCAACTCGACGGAGCACCGAGACCAGCAGAGCATCGAATGCCCGCTCTTCTCGGTCTTTTTTGGTGTCATTGAGCATCATGGATCGTCACTCCTCTGACCACTCTACCGCTCTCTCGCCCACACCGCAATCCCACTCGCCTGCGCCGCGTCCCATCCTCTGAGCCAAGCCTTGGCGAAACCGCCGGGTCCTCTGACGTAAGGACAGGACACGCGTTTCGTCCCGCGCTGACCAGCGCAATAGCCACGGAACCATACGGTTTCATGGGATTTGCCACGAAAAGGACATCTAGGACCTTTAGTTTCAGACATCACTCTGCCGCTCCGCTGGGGCCGGCACTTATGACAGAATATTCCATATCTGTCTACCCAGGAATTCTGTGTATGCCGGCGGAATCGCCTGGGTCAATTCGGCGCCAGTCATCCAGTCGATCCCCATGGCCAACGGCCCGCAGTAGCTACCCACGTTTCCCACCACGCTGATGAACCCGCCGGCGAGAAAATACTCTTTTTTCCGCGATCCACGATTGCTCTTGATACGGTGCCTTGGATGCGGTGGTTGAAACATCCAGAACGAGGTTTCGAACCATCGATGGCGATAAGTCCGTAGACCGAACATGGCGCCGCACAGCATGATCGATCCCCTGCTGAGCGGCGCCCCGTACACGTTCTCGATCAGCCAGGGCCGCCCAATTCGTTCCAGGAGTTGGCGCGTCTGGGGCACAAGGTCGGGATGCTCGAGCCGCCGCTGCTCCATGGTGTTAAACAAACGGCTGTAGCGCTGGCAAGGCGGCGATGCCGCAATGACGTCGTATTCTCGGCCGTGCGCCGCGAGGTACTCCAGGGCCTCGGCCTTGACGAATCGGAACGGGTAATGCGGCATCGGTCTGTGATCCACCCCAGTGCAGTCAAACCCAGCACGATGGTAGCCCATCGAACAGCCTCCCGCGCCAGAAAAAAGGTCAAGCAACCGTGGTCTCATCCTCTCAGCATCCTCTCGATCAGCGCCACCGCCTCGCCGGAACGGACCATGTCCCCCGTGAAGCGAACCAGCCGATATCCCAGCTCAGCCGCACGGTTGTACTTCGGGATATCGCGCACAAATCCACTCGGTCTTGTGTGTCCTCCATGGGTCCAAACTCCGCCCTCGCATTCGATCAACAGTCCCAAAGGGATGTAGGCGAAGTCCGCACGCCAGCGCCTGGGCGGCGCGAAGCGAAACTGCGGCACCGGCTCCGGGAGACCACAGAGCCTGATCTGGCCGAGCAGCTCCTCCTCCAGGGCGGAGTACCGGGGACTAGGTTGCTTCAAGTGCGTCAAGCTCCTGCTGGAGTTCCAGGATACGCTGCTCGCGCCAGTGCTCGCCGTCGTACAGCAGTTGGTTATCCTTTTGCAATTGCCGCACCATCGCCAGCAACTGGGGCACCCAGACGCGGGCGCCGGCGATAAAGCAAGCATCTTCCGGTCGAAACAGATCACGCAGCAACCTGTCAGCAATACGGGTCACGCTCTGGTGGTTATGATTGGCAACCAGATGCCGGCAATCCTCTCCCGCAAGATGGGTGAACAGCCATTCCCCTGCGGTCGCCGCCTGCTCGGCCGCTTCAATCTCCCGCAGATATTCTTCGGCCAGGATCATTGCCGCTCCCTCCATTGGCGATACGCCTCGTCCAGATTGCGCAGCAGCTCAGCCGAGCACCCCAGCGCTCCAGCCATCTCCGCCTCTTCGCAGGGGCACGGCTGGTCGCCTGACAGGATGGCCTGGATACGTGCCTCGCTTGAACGGCTGTAGCGGGCGAAGTCGGCCTCGCTCCAACCGCGTGCCTCCAGCTCCTCGCGCAGGTACTGTCCCAGGGGGAAGGCTTCAGCTGGTTGCACGCTCGACCTCCGCCGCAACCGGTTCAGCAGTCCCGGTGCAAATGCTGCCTGCACTATCTTTGAAGAGAATTTTGGCGCCTTCCCGATCGTGTGTTACGCTTCCCCACACAGTCCTCCCTTCGATGACGTGTACGATTTTCCGACACCCCCTAGAATCGCACCAGATCGTTTTTGCCACGTCCACTGCCCCAGAACCGCCGCAGATAGCCATTTTCATGGTGTTGCAGCGGGGATAGTGGCCTTCCGAGGCACTCAGACACGAATTGGACCACTACCCAGGCTGGGACTTTCTCAGATTCTCACCCTGAAACCCTACCGCGGCTGCCTTTTCGACAGCTTTGCCGATGCTGGGATGCTTGGCCGCCACGAGAGGCAAGCGCTCTCGGCAAATCTGAAACACGGGATCGGCCGCATACTGTTCCGCCGCACCTTGTTTCCCTGTCGCGCGCAGATAGAAGCAGACACGTTCGCCGCCGAGATGCACGGCTTCCCGCCAGCGCTCGTCAAGCGGGCAAATGGGGGCGTTGCAGTTGTAGAAGCGCGGGCAATCTGTGGGTGCCGGACGGGTGCCAGTCTCAACCATTGTCTACTCACTTTCTCTCGTTAGAGGGATTCGGGGGCAGGCCCCTCAGCCACGCCAGAGCCTCTTCCTCGGTCACGCACCGATTCTCCGGCCCAGGAAGTCGCCAGAATTGAACGCCGAGATGAAATGCTGGCCATGCCCCGGCGCGCCGGAGAGCTGCGATCTCGGGGTCCTTTGCAAGGTCAAACAGATCCGTCATCGCTAGCCTCCTCTTGCCGGCACTCGTTGCACAAACCGATTCCGTCATGCTCATCCTCGAACAACATGGCCCCGCACTCGATGCACGAGTCGAGATCGGGATCGGGATCGGGATCTCCCGCACGCCAGTCGCTCATGTCGATCACGGCTCGATCCTCCGAAGCTGCTTCTCAAATGAGCGCGGTATCAGGCCGATCCCTTGAGTGAGCGGCCGCTCGGATTGCGCAATGCCGGCCAGCCGCTGA